GGTTGGAACGAACCAGCCGCGAACAGTACCGGGGAGATTCTGATAGATGTCAGATGATTCGTCTCGGTCACCGAGCGGTTATGCAACGAACGTGTTGGAGTGTTCGGCCTGTGGCAACGAGTGCGAACACTTTGTCCGGATTGAACTGATTACCGAGTCCGAGAAATACGGTGGGAATCAGCCCTACCGGATTACGGAGTGTCAGATTTGCGGTTACGAGGACGAAGAGCGAATCGGAATGGGTGGGTAACGCCCGAACCGTAGGTATTAAGTACCCCCGGCACATACTGTTTAGTATGCGAGGAAGTACCCGAAGTGAGAGCGAAGCACAGTACCCAATTGACAGTAGCCGATTCACGACGTGGGCCGAACAGCGAGGGGCGACAGTCACCGAGGAGGACGGGCAGATAGTGGCCGAGTGGGACGAGAACACCAGCATCACGATGGGCGATGGCCGAATTTCCTGCTGGAAGCCGTACAAGAGCCACCTGCGTTCCGCCCTCGAAATCGTGAAAGTTTCCCCCGAGGAGGAATCGCTGAGTCACACCGGAGCCGGGAAGGGTGAACTGGACTCGGTGAGTATCCGAGGGGACGAACTGCGTATCGAATCGACCCACGTTGGCGACCAGCACGAGTACGTTGTGACCGCCGAGGAGTAACCGGGTCTGGATCGGCTCATATACGCATGAGGGGTAGGGGTCAGAGGCCGAAAACCGGTCTGCAACGGGTTGTATCTGCTGTTTTCGGGCGATTCGGTTGGTGGGTAGGTCGTGCCGCAACTGACTTGCGGCTGGCGATAAAATGGACTGTCAATGAGTACCGAGAACGATGACTCCGACGGTGGTTCCGACGTATATCTTGGAACTAAGATGGGGCAGATGCGGACGAACACCCAACCGGCGTTGCCGGGGTTGAACGGCACGGCGAACAAAGAGAATAACATCTATACGAGTCCGGGTGGGTTGCCGATGAGTTTTGGCAATCCCGACGACCGCATTTCGTTGGGGATGTGGAATCAGTATGAACAGCCGACGATTTGGGAGGCGGTCAACTACCCCCGCGAAGACCAGTTCCAGTTCGACTCGTACTATTTGCGGTACACGCGGCAAGCAGAGGCGAAGGCGATTATCGACAAGCCAGTGAACGACACGTGGCAGGATATGCCGACCGTTCACGACGAAGCCCACCAAGAGCAGGATAAGCCGGTTTCCGACTTCGAGAAAAAGGTCAAGGAGTTCTTCGAGGGCGAGCATACACGCCGGAAGCCGATTCATCGGTTGAACGTGTTAGACCGGCTGGCGCGGTTGGGTCGCTATTCGATTCTCGTTATCGGCTTTTCTGATGGTCGTGAGTTGCGGACGCCCGTGGGTGGCGTGTCCTCGCGGGAAAAGATGACCCAAGAGGATATTGAGAGATACACGAACGACCCGATGACCAGCGTTCCGGATGGGATGGGTGAGCCGGAGTTTGACGACCTCGATGACGTGATGTACTTGGCGGTGTTCGGGGAAGACCGCGTACAGGACTGGCGAACGAACGCTGATATGACCAGTCCGAGGTTTAGGCTACCGGATGAGTTTGATATAGTCACACAGGAATACGACGACGACGAAAACGACCCGGAGTTTGATAGCGATACGATTCACTGGACGCGGGTTATCCACGTTCCTGAAGGCACGCTCGAAAACGATTTAGAGGGGATTCCAGCACTCAAGCCGGTGTTCCATGAGTTGCTGAACATCGACAAAATCAAAGCCGCGAGTGGTGAGGGCTTTTGGCGGGCGGGCTATCAGGGCTTGCACGTTCGGCCACCGCAGGATGCGCAAGGTCGGTTCATGGAATTCGATAACCCGAAGGATGTGAAAGACGAAATTGAGGAGTTTATTCAGAACTTCGACCGGACGCTGGCGACTCCTGCTGAAATCAATCCGATTGATAGCTCGGTCGGGAATCCGATGCCGCATCTGGAAGCGAATTACCAGAGTATTTCTGCGGCGACGGATATTCCGAAATCTATCTTGACGGGTGAGGATAGGGCGGACACCGCGAGCGAGGACGACTTTAGCCAGTACAAGTCCTTTATCGCCCAGCGTCGGAACAACTACGCCGGGCCGGTGATTATCGAGCCGCTGATTCAGCGATTGATTGACACGGGTGTTCTGCCCGAACCCGAAGGCGATGGATTTGTCCTTGAGTGGCCCGCACTGGATGAACTGTCGCCGCTACAGGAGTGGGAACTGAAATCCACGATTGCCAATACGATTTCTACGCTGTCGCCGGGTAACGATACGAGTCAGTTTGGGACGGTTGGTGAGCTTCGACAGACGGTTGGTTGGGGTGCGGACATCGGGAGTGAAATCCACAAAGAGGATTCGGTCACGGATGTCGAGGATGGCGAAGCCGGGTTTAGCGGCGACTTCCCGTTCCCTGATGAACTGTACGATGATGCGAACGAGGCCCGTATCAGGTCACAGGAGTTGGGCATGGGCGGTGCGTTCCATATCCGTCGGTTTGACGATAGCACGTTCTTTGTCCCCGGACAGGACATCGCTGACCTCGAAATCGCGCTCGAAGCGGAGGCGGCTGGTGAACTGGACGAGGAACCTGAACCAGAGGACGAAGAGGCGTAAGTATTAACTTCATTTAGCACGTAGGGTTGGTATGGCAGAGTTAGCCAACCCAGTCGAAGTTGGACAGGTGTACCTTGATGCTGAGTACGAGAGTAGCGTTGAGGTCGAAGACATATTCATCAATGAGGACGGTGAGACACAAGTTCGCGTTGATATTCGGAACCGAGGCGTGGTGAGCGGCCCGCTGATTGATGTGGATACGTTCGTCAGTCGGGTAGACAGTGGCGAACTGGTGCTGGAAAGCGAGGGGATGTGAGCATGGGCGTCTCGATAGTTGCCAATGACCGGTGTGCGGTGTTCGTCTGCAACACTGAGGGTGTGGCGTTCGGCCCGACAATGAGCCTACCGGGGATGGACGAGCGAGGACACCGCGAGTTGGCGGAGACAGTGTTAGAACAGAGTCGCGTTGATGTTCGGAAGGTCTGGAACAGGAATCCGGATGCGTTGCACGGAGTGGTTCGAGACGCTGAACGAGAGCTTTCGGGAGATGTCGAGTGATATGAGCCAGAGCGATTCAAAACCAAGCGGGATGGTCAGAGGGGTAACGTCACGGAATACGACTGCACACTGGATACTGTATGCGATAGATGCGATTGAGGCAGAGAATCCGGAGCAGACACGTGAACAGGGATTGAAGGCTGACGACGTATGGGCGTATGCCAGCGACGAGAACGATGAATCCATCGTGTTTCGTGGCGACCCGGAGATACGCTGGCAGATGAAACAGTTGGCGACTGAGCGGAAGGCGTTGGCCCGGCGAACAGATGAAACCGACTGGGCTGACGACGACGTGGACTGGTACTATCGGTTGAACGAGAAGGGTCGGAAGGCGTTGTTGGACTTGGGCGTCCCGGAGTATCTGCCGAACCGACGCGACCCGGAGCATGACCGCGAGTTGCCGATGTCGCCGAGTCATAGTCCGGGGTGGTGGCTCGAAGAGAGTGACCAGCCCGACTTCGACGTGGAAGCAGGATGGTCGCTAAACGACAACGACTGGGTAGAAGGTGAGACAGAGGGTGTGTACTTCAAAGACGAAGCAGACCGTGGTATGGCCCTTCAACGTGGCTATGATAGGATAGCCCAAGACCTGAAAGAAGCGTTCCCTGAAGTGACGTTTGTGGTGACGTGTGGGCCGTACCGGACACATGATTTGATGTACCGGATTCGTGACCCGTTCGAGAAGGTGGTTCAGATTGACGTGTACTCGCCGATGGCTGTGAGCCGGACAACGGAAGAGATAACGGACGTGATTCAACAGTTGGTGGTTGACTTGCATCACGCGCTCGAAACGGTTGACGAGGAGATTGACAATGAGTAATCAGCAACCAGACGACGAAGAGATACGCGAGGGGTATGAGAGCCACGAGTTGCGGAAGTGGCTGGATAGGATGGCAGACTCGGCAGACGTGCCTGACCACATCGGCTTTATTATCGCCCCGACAAAGCAGTTTGCCGTGTTGTTGAGCAACATCTGTGGTGGGCGAATTCACGTGGTGTGTGAGGTGACCGATGACGGTGAAACTCAGTACGTTGAGTTCGAGCCAAATGGGAGCTACTTTGCGACGTACTCGGAGGATACGTTGATTGAGGATACCGTGTTGGATTTGCGGTTGCATAGCTGAAGCCAATAGACATTTGAGAACTTGGCTCGACGTGTGGTTGCTGGATGCTTTACGACACAAGTGAGATGGTTGTTCGTTGTGGCGACTGTGACCGCTGGGTGAACCAGATGGTGAATTATCGGTGTCCGTACTGTAAACGGCCACTGTAGGCGTAAGTATTAAGTTCTCTTACCACATAGGGTTAGTATGGACGTAACACTGCACTATTCGGATGGGAGCGAGTCGGAAACATTTGACGCGGAATCGTTCAAGACTATCAACGATGTGGCGTTTGTGGACGGGATGCTCCACACAAATGTCGAAGGTGTTACGGTAACTGGCTAAGTTTAACTGAGTCGCGTTCGTTTAGACGGTATGTGCGAGGGCAAAGCGTGTGACCGCTGTGACGCGCTGATAGTGTACTCGGAGTTGAGTGGAGTGACCACGTTCAGCATAACGAGTGTAGACGATAGCACCCAAACGACGGAGTATCGGGTACAAGACCGCGTACTGTGTCGCAAGTGTGAGCAGGAATTACTGGAGTGGATTGACAGTAGCGAGGTTGACCGTGAGCAGTGTGTGGATTTACCGTGTGTTGACCACATGGCTGATACGCTGGATACGTTGGGCGATGAACTAACCGACATTGCGAATAAACTCGAAGCGCATAATGCGGGGTAGGGTAGTAAGTATTAAATGTTATCAGCACGTAGGTATATCGTAGATGGGATATAACGAGCTAACAGTCAAGTACGGGATTGAGTTGTCCGGCGACGGTGAGACACACCGCGAGCTACGAGAGACGGTTGAGCGGTTGGGTGGCGAAATCGTGGCCGAAGAGGATGTCGGGGCCTACTTTGAGGTGGACGATGAGTAACGGTCACGCCGCTGTCGGGATGGTGGTTGGGACGAGGACGCCAGACGGCCACGTCCCGAAGCTGGTGGATATTGTTTACCGGCGGAACGGTGAACAGCGAACCGCGAGAGTTCGTCGGGAGTCGGCTGGTCAGCAAGTCGAGTTCAGCGACTCGGACACGTCCCGCTTTTGGACACCCGATGGGAGTGTGATTCTCGTAGACGAACTGCTGGACGTTGAGCCGGTCACCGATGCCTGAGTACGAGATTCCGCTGTCGTCAATCTACGACGGGTAGGCGGGTTCGGTCTTTTCGTCTGTCGTAAGTATTAAGTACCAACAGCACATAGGGTATAGTATGAGCGAGAGTACCCAACTGGGAGCAAGCATCGCGGAGTTGACGAGTGGCGTGGGCGAAATGCGCGAAAAGCGTCAGACGGAGGAGGCGTGGCTGGACGACCCGAAAGGCAAGATGATGACCTATGCCCGCGAGGTGGCCGCCGAGTACGATATGGACATCGACTGGATGGAGTTCGATTTCCGGGTGAGCCAGCGAACCAAGCGGCACGGGGCGGTGAAAATTGAGGAGCGTGTTGGCCGTGACCCGTTCAGTGACCGTTCATGGACGACCACCACGAAAGAGATGGACGTGTCAATCAACGTGCTGAAAAATCACGGCGTCGAGAAGTTCAAACACGCGATTCGACACGAACTCATCCACGTTTGGCAGTACCAGCACACCGGCTCGATGGGCCACGGCTCCTCGTTCGATGAGTGGGCTGACCAGATGGACGTGGACACCTATGCCACCTGCCGCGCCGATGACCGCTGAGTGAGAACTGCGCCTCGGCGACGGTAAATATATATCTATATCCTAAATCTATATCTATATTTGCTGTTCCTATGTGTGAGTGTGCGTGTTGACCGACTGTTTTACGGACTAACGGGAACGATGTGTGTCCATGAGTAGCGTGATTCGGATACATCAGGTTGACCCGACTGAGAGTAAGACGAAGCGTGAGTCGCTTCGTCGGGCGAACAACCGTCGGTGGCGCGAGGTACGTGGTCGGAATCGGGAGTGGATTATGAGTCGTGAGACGCTGGATGCAGAGCGGATTCAGACCGACTACCGCCGGTTTTTCGAGAACGTGGCGACGAAGATAGTGCTGGAGGAGACGAACGACCGGAATATTCGACGTGGGAAGCATTGGACGGGGAGCCATATCAGAAACGCCTACGATACGGGGTTGCGGCTGGCGGGTGAGGATATGCGTGGGCTTGGTGCCCCGGACGAGTACGTAACACCAGCCATCCGACGCAATCGAAGAGAACACCAGCAGACGTTGAAACGTGAGTACGAGTCTGTCTACTATACGGTGGTTGACCATGTGTCGTATGCGGTGTCGCAGGTCACGAACAAGTTGCGTGAGGCGTTGGAGAACGGGCGGAGTCGGTCGTGGCTGGTGGACGAGACGAACGATGTTATCCGAAGCCGGGTGTACGAACGGTATCGGTCGGCGGCCAACACCGCGATTACCAGAGTGGTGAACGAGGCGGAGCTAACGGCGTTCGAGATAGCGGGTGTGACCGAAGTCGGCGTGGCGGTTGAGAATCTGCCGGGTACGGTGGCTGTCCGGCAGAACATGGTTCGGGTGAACGCGGCTGGTGAGGTCACGTGGCAGACGGCTGGAGATGCAAACGTCTGCTCGGATTGTCAGGCCCTCGAAGGACAGACACTCAAAATATCTGAGGTTCGTGGGAATCCGCAGTTTCAACCGCCTATCCACCCGGGATGCCGATGTGTCATAGTGGCGACAAGTATGGAGGTTGGTGGGGAGACAATAGAGGCCCCCGGTAGCAGTCCCCAACTCCGGTCTGATGCTGTCAATGCAGATTGAACGCAAGTGGTAAGTTTTCGGAGAACTTAGGAATAGTATGCCGACAGAAGACGAGTTGGCTCGGTTCGAGGAACTTTACTGGGACAACACCTATGACGAGATAGCCGACCAACTTGGTATCGGGAGGCGAACAGCCTATTCGTGGGCAAAGGAATACTTTGACTTTCCGAGGAAGACAGACTGGAATCGCGTTGAGTGGACTCACGGGGTGTCTATGGAACGGATATTACGGCATCTGCATTACGATGCTCTAATGACGCAGACCGAGATGGGTGCGGCGTTGGATGTTTCACATAGCACTATCCAGAGGTGGTTCGAGAAGGTCGGTGTTGAACGCCGGTCTGTGTCTGAGGCTAACCAACTTCGGATGGAACAGATGGACGAGGATGAACGTCGGGAATTGACCGAAGCGGCTCGTGAAAATCACCGTGAAAAGTACGGAGACGGTGGCTATATACAGGTCTTGTGGGAGAACCAGCCCGAACAGATGCAGGAACACGCTTCCGAGGTCGCGCATCTTGGTGCTGAACATCGGGGGGTGAACGGAATGGAAGGTGTGACTGGGCAGGAACACCCCCGCTGGTCTGGTGGCAAGCGAGTGTACGATGCAGTCAAGAAACTGCTGTCCCGTGACGAGTCGTGGGGTGCTATTCGAGAACGGATACGTGAGGAACAGAACCACGAGTGTCTGATGTGCGGTGAGCGGATGGAGGGCCGAGGGCTGGATGTTCACCACGTCGTTCCGGTTATGGCCGGTGGCGTGAATAGCGAAGAACTGTTGGTGGGTCTGTGTCCGTCGTGTCATATGGCGGCTGAACGAACGCTTGAACAGTATCCGGGGTTTGGGTCGGTGTTGGTCGATGTGTAACCCGAACTGTCGATGCCGACTGGTAGCGGCTGAAATGCAGATAGGTGATGAGACGATTCAGGCACCGCAGGATGGGCCTGCACTTCGGTCTGAGGGGGTCAATGCGTGAGTGAGGCTTGCTATGTGTATATCATTGAGTGTGGCGATGGGACGTTCTATACTGGGCAGACGAACGACGTTGAGCGGCGGTTGCGCGAACACCGTAACGGAACGGGAGCGCGATACACACGGGGTAGGGGGCCGTTGACGTTGCGGTATGTCGAGGAGTGTGCTGACCGGAGTAGCGCGATGAGCCGGGAGTACGAAATCAAGCAGATGTCCAGACGACAGAAAGAGGCTCTGGTCGGGCTGGATTGACCGTGATTATCACGCCGCCGAACCCAAAGTATTAAGTACCATCCCCACATAGGGGTTAGTATGAAGGGAGTTACCCAAGAGAAAAGCGGTGCGATGTTCAAGATTGGCCGAACCCGTGGACAGAACTCGGGAATCAACCCAACGCCCGTACCACACAAGGGCACGAAAGAGGAGACGGTCAAACGGTTCCTCGAAGCCAACCCCGAAATCCTGAGCGACATGGGACGTGTGGGTGCCGTGACCGAGGCGTTTGGGTTGGTTGGCGACAAATGGGCTGAGGCGTGGAAAGCGGTCGAACCCCAACTCGACCACGACCTGAAGAAAACCAGCGGACACGCACCACCCAAAGGCGTGACTTGCCCGTGCTGTGGTGAGACGTTCGATTACCTTCCCCAGCACCTCCCCTGCAATGGGTAGGGCGGAGTGGTGTGGCAAGGAATAGCACGATGAATTAAACGTAATTCATTTTAATTCACGTAGACAGCGAGGCGGTGGTATTAACTGCTGTAAGCACGTAATGGTTTCATGGGTCGAACGTCAATCCCCTGCACAGAGGAAACGCGAGAGCTACTGAAGCGCGATAAGGAACGCCGGGAGATGGGCTGGGACGAGTATCTGCAACTGCTTGCTGGGAAGCGGTCTGATTCCCTACGGTCGAAGGTTGAGCGACTTGAGGGTAGGGTTGAAGACATTGAGGCACAAATGAATCGCTACTGAGATGAACGACGTGGTACGGACGACAGTTGAGGTCGAACGTGAACTGTGGCGCGAGATGAAAGCTGAGGCGGTCTTGAACGACTGCACCGTTTCTGAGCAGTTAGAGTCTGTGTTGACTGAGCGGTACCAGTCGTAAGTATTAAGTATCACCGGCTCATAGCGTATAGTATGAGTAAGAGGCTCAATGAAGGCGACGAAGTACAAGTCAAAGTTGAACTGGCCGACGATGGAAGCGGGCACACGCTGTTTCCCAACTTTGAGCCACGACCGGGCATTGTCTACACGCCAAAGCGGGATGCCTACCTGAGTAGTGGGCACATCGTGATGATTCCACTGAACCAGAGCGAACTGGACAATTGGCATGAGGGGCAGAAACACGACGTTGATGGGCGTGCCTGCGTAAAGTTGACCAACGTCAAAGAACAGCATTTGGCCTAAGCTGGAAGGGTGTTTTCCCCGGTTCAAGGGTAGGGGTTGTGTGTACGTGAGCGTCTGCACCACTACGCCGTCTGCGTGTTCTCGGCGTATGTATTAAGTTCTCTTAACACGTAGGGGTAATTGGCTATGAGCCACGGAATTCAACACGGGGAACGCTGTACGGTTGTCAGAAAGACGAACGACGAGGTACCGTGGGAGGATGCGACGTTCGCTGGGGATTGCGAAGAGCTTGAGGTGTTCGACCACGTGACGGTATCGCAACAGCACTACGTCAACTCGGTCAACGGCCACGAGACGTTTACTGGTCGGATAGCCGGTGGTGACGATTACGCGCTACCCGAACCGGAGGCGGTGACGAAGCGCGTGGCCGAGGTGTTGGTGGCGGAGTTCGGAATCAACGACCTTGAGTCGCGTGGGATTCAAGTTGTGGATATGAGCGCGGAGAACGTTCGTGAGCTATGAGCGGAACGGTCGCTGAGTGCCCTGACTGTGGTCAAGAACGCGAGTGGGTCGAAGAGCCGATGGTGAGCGGCGTGCGAGGATTCGTCTGTACCAACGGCGACTGCCCACGTGATTCATAATGACATCAGAACACTACGAAGAGCCTGACCCGGATGAAACGCGGGTCAGCATCGAAATCGAGGCACCGCTACAAGAACGAGTGACCGAGCGCGGTAACATGAACCCCGATGGAATCGACCATCCGGGGTTCGTCGCTGTCCACTTTCAGCATCCGGGTGGCGAGACGGGGATTATCCTCTGCTATTCCGGCCCGGCGAGGTTGATAGCCGAAGCCTTTGACGTGGGCGAGTACCACGAGGGGCCAGTGGTCTTCCCGTTCAAGCGGAAGGCTGACCACGGCTACAATTTCACGGAGTACGAGGCCAAAGAGTCGAGCGTCGAGATTACGATGACCGCGAGTATGTACGAGCAGGTTCGTGGGTATGTCATGGAGCATCTATGAGCTATGGAGGACGCTGACAAGCCATTGGACGAGGCGGCGGTTGGCAAACACACCGCGAGAACGGAGTCGGACATCTGTGAGTTGATACTGAGATATTTCAAGAACATCAAGGACGACGAGTTGGACGAGTCTCGGTATCGGAACGCGGGTGAGATAATCGTGCTGGAACACGAGTTTACCGTTGAGGTCAAGGTGCCGTTGCCGTATTTCCACCACCTCGATGTAACGCCCGAGCAGATTGAGGACAAGTTGAAACGGCACTTCCCGCCAGCGATTCAGATGGAGGTTGGCATGGCGGAGCCACCAGAACAGTACGACGGAGAGATACGATAATGAACTACAAAGCCTGCCCCGAGTGTGAGGGGTTCGAGACGGAGTGCGTGTACCGAGCGGTCGAAGCAGATTTGGCTGAATTCACGATGCTGTGCGATGCGTGTGAGATTCAGTACACGGCGAAGTTCAGTCTCTTCGCCCGTGACGTTGACCGGATTCCGGCGAACGAACACGTGCTGGCTGACGAGGACGGGTGAGGCGGAGAATATAGATATAGATTTAACATATAGATATAGATTTAGTGTGTCTTTGTGAGGTTTTTCTTGCTGTGTAGTAAGTATTATTTTCTGAGCAACCGTACCACATATTCACGCGCATCAGTTTGCGTGGACGGTGTAATTATACCATATGAGCCAAACACAACAGGTTGTACGGTTATTCGATGACGGCGGCGGAATCAAACCACAGTATTATCCTGAGTTGGAGGAATACAAGGAGGCGATTTACAAGAGCTACTGGACGGCAGACGAGTTCAATTTCTCCGGTGATGTGCAGGATTACCGTGTTGAGGCGTCCGAGGCAGAGCAGAGCATTATCCGGAAGACGATGCTCGCAATTTCCCAAATCGAGGTCAAGGTCAAGACCTTTTGGGGCGATTTGTACCACACGCTTCCGCACACGGAGATAGGGTCTGTTGGCTCAACGTTCGCCGAGAGCGAGGTTCGCCATATGGACGCCTACAAGGAACTGCTCGAAAAGCTGGGGTTGTCGAAAGAGTTTGAACGCTTGTCTGAGGTACCGGCGATTCAGGGCCGACTTGTGTATCTTGACGAGTGTATGGCTGGCTCCGACTCAAATGACAAGCGCGAGTTTGCCCGGAGCATTTTGCTGTTCAGCACGTTTGTCGAACACGTTTCGCTCTTTTCCCAGTTCCTCATCATGACCAGCTTTGACCGGCACCGCAATATGTTCACCAAGATTTCCAATGCGGTGTCTGCAACCTCCAAAGAGGAAGAGATACACGGCTTGTTCGGACAGGAGCTTGTTCGGATTATGCGTCGGCAGTATCCTGACCTGTTTGACGAGGACTTTGATGCAGAGGTGCAGGAAGCGTGCAAGCGGGCGTATGAAGCGGAGATGGGAATTCTCGACTGGATTTTCGAGGATGGTGAACTGGAGTTCCTACCGCGTGAGCAGATTGATGCGTTCCTCAAGAAGCGGTTTAACGACAGCCTCGACGCGGTGGATGTCGAGCCGGTGTTTGAACCCGACGAAGCCCTACTGGACGAGACACGCTGGTTCGACGTGCAGATGAAGACCACGCGNGACGGCGACTTCTTTGCGAANACGGCAACGACCTACACGAAACACACCCAAGACGTAAGCGGCGACCAACTGTTCTAACAATGAACGACGAATACTTCCCCGAACTGGCTGAATCGCACCGAGAACAATTCTACTGGCTGAACGACGAGAGTCGGACGTTCCTTCGGAACGGCTACCTGCTCGAAGGTGTCTCACCCGAAGAACGCCTGCGACAGATAGCCGATAACGCCGAAGAGATACTGGAGATTGACGGCTTTGCGGACAAGTTCTACGAGTACGTCAGTCACGGCTACTACTCACTTGCCAGCCCGGTGTGGTCGAACTTCGGGTTAGACCGTGGCTTGCCGATTAGTTGCTTTGGGAGCTACATTGAGGACTCTATCGAGTCGATTGTTGACACCCATGCTGAGGTGGCGATGATGACCAAGCACGGTGGCGGGACGAGTGGCTACTTCGGCGAACTGCGACCGCGAGGGGCACCGATTAGCGACAACGGCACGAGCAACGGCAGTTACAGCTTTACGGAGTTGTACGATACCGTCATTGACGTGATTAGTCAGGGCGAGACGCGGCGCGGGCAGTTTGCGGGCTACATTGACGTTGAACACGAGGACTTGGACGAGTGGTTGAATATCCGTAAAGAGGGAAGCGATATTCAGAACATCTACTATGGGGTGATTGTCGGCGACGACTGGTTCCAGTCGATGATTGACGGCGACGACGAGAAACGGGACACGTGGGCGAAAATCATTGAGTCGCGTATCAACATCGGTGTCCCGTACATCATTTTCCGGGGCAACATGAACGGCGGGAAGCCGCAGGTCTACAAAGACAAGGGCTACGAGATTAACGCCAGCAACCTCTGTTCTGAGATTGCACTGCCCGCGACACCGGACGAGAGCTTCGTCTGTTGTCTGAGCAGTATGAACGCGCTGTACTACGACGAGTGGAAAGACACGGATGCGGTTGAAACGCTGACGTACTTCCTCGATGCGGTGATGGAAGAGTTTATTCAGGAAGCGAAGGATTTGCCGCACTTTGACCGTGCGGTTCGGTTTGCTCGTCGGCATCGGGCACTCGGCATTGGTGTGCTTGGCTGGCACAGCTATTTGCAGAGTCACATGATTCCGTTCGACAGCATGGAAGCGATGCAGGCCAACAGCGAGTTGTTCCAGACGATTCACGAGCGGAGTTACGAGGCGAGTGCGGAGCTTGCAGAGCGGTTCGGTGAGCCGGAGGTGTTGGAGGGTTACGGTCGGCGGAACACGACGACAATGGCCGTCGCTCCCACGAAATCCAGCAGTATTATCCACGGGCAGGTGAGTTCGACGGTTGAGCCGTTGAAATCGAACTACTTTGTCCGCGATGGGGCGAAGAACAAGATTACCCAGCGTAACCGGTTCCTCGAAGCCCTGTTGGACGAGAAGGGTAAGAACGACCGGGAGACGTGGGACAGCATTATGGCGAGGGATGGAAGTGTTCAGCACCTCGATTGCTTGACTGACCACGAAAAAGAGGTGTTCAAGACGGCGGTTGAGGTGTCGCAGATGTCGATTATCAAGCAGGCGGCGCAACGTCAGCAGTACATCGACCAGTCACAGAGCATCAACATTTCGATTAATCCAGAAGACGTGAGTCTGAAGGACATCAACAAGCTGTATATCAATGCGTGGGAGGGCGGCGTCAAGAGCCTCTACTACCAGCATAGCGTAAATGCGGCACAGCAGTTCAGCCAAGACGTTGTTGAGTGTGTCGCCTGCGAAGGGTAGACGCTGAAATATATATCTATATTTTAAATCTATATCTATATTTGTGGTTCCTGTAGGTGTGAGTGTGAACGTGCCGAACCCGTCTACCGTAAGTATTAACTTGTTTCGTCACATAGGGTTAGGTATGAGGGAAGATACCCTAAGCGAAGGCGACGAAGTTGGACTGACCTTTATCCGCGAGAGCAAGAATTTGCCGGGTCGAGAGCGTCGGACGGTCATGGTGACCGTGAAAGACGTGATGGGCGATGTCGTGACGTTCGAGAATCCGTATGGCTACGACGACCCACTGATTGTGGTTGACCCTGAGAACGATGTGTGGGCGCGAAATTCGGAGACGAACAAGGACGGCTACTACGGC